TTTGCTTAATATACAAAAAACCCGTAAAGATTTAACACAAGACAACAATAATAGTGTAGGAAATACAAAAAATATGAACATTGACAAGGCTGTTTTTGTAGGAAGTACAACAGAACTTGTTAAATTTTTAAAGAATAAACAGGAAGAATAAATAGTTGTTATGGAAACTTTAATTAATTTACTCAAAAAAGTATTAGCAGATACATTCACATTCTATCTTAAAGCACACAATTTTCATTGGAATGTAGAAGGCTCTAATTTTCCACAATACCATGAATTCTATGGTAATGTGTATGAAGATTTACATAGTGCTGTTGATGTTATCGCTGAACAAATACGAGCATTAGATGCTTATGCACCAGGTACAATGGCTGAGTTTTTAGATATGACTGAAATAGAAGAACAGCCTGAAAGATTAGATGGTGTTGCTATGGCTAATGAATTAGCTGGTGATAATGACAAAGTAATTAAAACTTTAGAATTATGTGATAAACTTGCAAACCAATTTGAACAGATTGGTCTTTCAAACTTTTTACAAGATAGAATAGACAAACATAAAAAACTAGGTTGGATGCTTCGTAGTATCTCAAAATAAGATATGGAAGGCTATCTTGGAAATGACCGGCTCAAAAGAGTTGGCGTTGAAATAACATATACAGCTGAACAAGTAGAAGAAATAATTAAATGTCAGCATGATCCTGTATATTTTATTAAAAACTATGTTCAGATTGTAAATGTGGATCAAGGTTTAGTTCCTTTTGATATGTGGCCGTTTCAAGAGGAAATGGTTAAATCATTCCACGAAAATAGATTTAATATTGCTAAAATGCCACGACAGTGTGGTAAAACAACAACATCGGTGGGGTATATGCTTTGGTGTGTGTTGTTTAATGAAGAATACACAGTTGGTATTCTTGCCAACAAAGGTGCATTAGCAAGAGAGATTTTAGGTCGGATACAAAAGGCCTATGAATATTTACCTATATGGTTACAGCAAGGCATTGTAATTTGGAATAAAGGTAACATAGAATTAGAGAATGGTTCTAAAGTATTTGCCTATGCAACATCATCTTCTGGTGTTCGTGGTGGTTCATACAACTTGATATTTTTGGATGAGTTTGCTTTCGTTCAACACAATATGGCGTTGGACTTTTTTCAATCAACTTATCCTGTGATATCATCTGGTCAAACCACTAAAGTAATTATTGTATCAACACCAAATGGGTTAAATTTATTTTATAAAATGTGGGTAGATGCAGAAGAAGGTCGCTCACTTTATAAACCACTTGAAATTCACTGGTCAGATGTACCAGGTAGAGATGAAAAGTGGAAAGATGAAACAATACGAAACACAAGTGAAGAACAGTTTCGTGTTGAGTTTGAAACAGAATTTGTAGGTTCTTCTGCTACACTCATTTCTGGAGTGAAGTTAAGAAGTTTAGCGTTTAGAAATCCAATCCGTTACGATGATGGATTGGATATCTACGAAGAACCTCAAAAAGGTCATCTGTATATAGCGTCTGTTGATTGTGCTGAAGGTGTTAATTTAGATTATTCAGCTATAAATGTGATTGATGTCACAGAAACTCCATACAGACAGGTGGCTAAGTATAGAAGTAATCAGTTACCGTTGATGTTTTTTCCAACGATAATTTATAAGATTGGTACAATGTATAACGAGGCATATGCCTTAATTGAAACAAATAACATTGGTCAACAAGTAGTTGATACTTTACATTATGATTTAGAATATGAAAACATTTATAAGTTAGACCACCACCATATTAAGGGTCAAACAATATCAGGTGGATTTAAAAGAAACTCAAACTTTGGTATTAGAACAACAAAGTCAGTAAAAAAAATAGGATGTGCTAACTTAAAAACTTTAGTTGAAAATGATAAACTTATCATTAATGATTTTGATACGATTGCTGAATTAAACACTTTTGCGAGATTTAGAGATAGTTATGCGGCTGAAGAAGGCAATCATGATGATTTAGTTATGGGTTTAGTTCTTTTTGGTTGGTTAACTGCACAACAATTGTTCAAAGAAGAAACAGCTGTTGATGTAAGAAAACAATTACTCAAAGAACAGAATATGTTAATAGATGAGGAATTAACACCCGTAGGTGTATTTGATGATGGTCGGAAAGAAGAAGTTGAAATTGATTCTGGAGATGTGTGGTCTAATAGCGGACTAGCAGATAAGTATCCAACCTCAACTTTCTAAAAAACTAAATAGAGTATAATTAAAAAGAAAATAACGACCCATTTATTAAAAGGAGTAATCCAATGGCATTTCAGCTCTCACCAGGTGTAAATGTATCAGAAATTGATCTGACTACAATTGTACCTTCCGTTGCCACTTCGATTGGCGCTTTTGCTGGGAAGTTCGCTTGGGGTCCAGTTAATGAAATCATAACGGTTTCAGATGAAGTTCGTCTTGTTGATACATTTGGCAAGCCTGACGCTAATAATTATGAATACTGGTTCTCTGCAGCTAGCTTTTTGGCATATTCGAACAACTTAAAGGTTGTCCGTGCATATGGTGCTACCACTTATACCTCTACTGCAAACGGATCACCAAATGTATTAATTAAAAATGATGACGATTGGGAAGCAAACTGGTCTGGAGGCGCAAACACCTATGGTGAATTTGCTGCTAGATATCCAGGTTCTTTAGGTAATTCACTTAAAGTTTCAGTTGCAGACGCCAATACTTATTCAACATGGACATACGCATCAAACTTTAATGATGAGCCAGGCACATCAACATATGTATCTAATGCTGGTGGTCTTCTTGATGAGATGCACATCATCGTTATTGATGAAGACGGTGCAATCTCAGGAACTCAAGGCACTGTATTAGAAAAATATGCTTTTGTATCTAAAGCTGGTGATGCTAAAGATGATGCAGGCAATACAAACTACTATAAACAAGTAGTTGCAAATAAATCAAAATATATCCACTGGATGTCACACGCAGATGACGGTACAAACTGGGGCAATAACGCTTCAGGCACAACCTATGCTAACTTATCTGCTAATGTAACAGTTTCACTTGCTGCTGGTGCAGATGGCACAGTTTCTACTGCTAATGTGGTTACAGCATACGACAAGTTTGACAATGCAGAATCCGTTGATATCAATCTTATCATTTCTGGTCCTGCTGATGCAACAGTAGCTGCTGATTTGATTACAATGGCAGAAACAAGAAAAGATGCCGTTGCTTTCTTATCACCAGAAAAAGCAGATGTTGTTGACAATGCTGGTTCAGAAACAACAGATGTTAAGGAATACAGAGCGTCATTAACTTCATCATCATATGCGGTTATTGATTCTAACTGGAAATATATGTATGACAAGTATAACGATGTATATCGCTGGGTACCATGTAACGGTGATGTTGCAGGTCTAGCTGCTAGAACAGATAGAGAAAGAGATCCATGGTTCTCTCCTGCTGGTCCAAACAGAGGTATTATGAGAAATACATTAAAACTTGCTTGGAATCCTACAAAAACAAATAGAGATGATTTATATCTCAAAGGTATTAACCCGATTGTAACATTCCAAGGCGAAGGTACACAATTATTTGGTGATAAGACAATGCTATCTAAACCATCAGCGTTTGATAGAATTAATGTTCGCCGATTATTCATCATATTAGAAAAAGCAATTGCTCGTGCTGCTCGTTTCTCTTTATTTGAATTCAATGACCAATTCACAAGAGCTCAGTTTGTGAACTTAGTTGAACCATATTTAAGAGACATTCAAGGTCGCCGTGGTATCACTGACTTCCGTGTTGTTTGTGACGAATCAAACAATACAGGCGAAGTGATTGACCGCAACGAATTTGTTGGTGACATTTATATCAAACCTGCACGGTCAATTAACTTCATTCAACTTAACTTTGTTGCAGTAAGAACGGGCGTAAGTTTTAATGAAGTTGTTGGACAGTTCTAATAAATAGAGAAAACAGGAGAAAATAAATGGCATTTAATGTAAACGAATTTAGAAGTCAAATGATTGGAGACGGTGCTCGTCCTAATCTGTTTGAAGTTTCTATGCCTTTCCCTGCGTTCTCATCACCTGAAAACGCACAAACAAAACTTACATTCATGTGTAAAACTGCACAACTGCCAGGCGCTACGCTTGGTGTTGTACCAGTTCAATACTTTGGTCGTGAGTTGAAATTTGTAGGAAATAGAACTTTTGCAGATTGGACAATTTCTGTTATTAACGATGAAGACTTTGTTGTCCGTAACGCTTTTGAAAGATGGATGAACGGTATCAACAGTCACAATCTTAATGTAAGAAATCCAGTAGCACTTTCACCAGGCGGTTATTCCGTTGATGGTGAAGTAACTCAATATGGCAAAGCAGGCGACAGTCTTAAAAGATATAAGTTTGTTGGCTTGTTTCCTTCTGATATTACTCCTATTGATGTAGATTGGGGTGCAAATGACACAATGGAAGAATTTGCAGTTACCTTATCATATCAATGGTGGGAATCAATCGAAGACGGTGTTGTGTAATAGAGTGGGGAATAATCCCCACTTTATTTTTTTTATAGGATGATAAATTATTATGGCGATTAAACTATTCGGATTCACTCTAGGCAAAAAAGATGTTGTTGTTCAACAACCATCTGACCAGCCTTC